AGTTATGAAGCAGACAATTTGATTGTTGCTGCACATTCTGGTCTTAGGATTCCATGACCAAGTGCGTACTTGGCGATCATCAATGTTGATTGATACATAATCCCATAATCTGCACCTGAGATTTCAGTTGTCATGTCTTGCAACTTGACTGTGCCGACTGCGGATTTATGGAATACCAAACCTAGCGTCTTGCTATCATCTCCTGAGTAAGTGTTATTAGCACCTGAAGGGTTAGAGCCTACGTTAGATTGTGGTACGTTGTTAGACATCATGATAGGGATACCTGCAACCTGTGTTACTGTACCTGCTGCTACAGAACCATTACCCTGTGGGTTAAAGTCTGTATTCATAACTCTGGTAGCAGATTCAGGAATCTTATAAAATTCCGCAGGTGGCAACACACAGAATCTATCTGTGCTTGGAATGTCACGAGTGTCAAACTCTTGAGCTATATCATAGATAGCTGCAACCAGTTCATCGCCAGTTACGTTAGCTGAAGCTGTATTACCAGAAGGCAGTGTTAATACAAAACCGCCATCTTCGCCACTTATAGTAGCTGACGCACGACTAGCATTAGCGATTACCTTCGCTACGTTTTGATCGTATGTTTTGGCAAGTGCCTTTCCAAGCTCAGAAGAATAAGTTGCACGAACATCATAGTGGTTCTTCAACTCATCTAGCCTCGCCACTACAGCTTGGGCGATTAACATATCATCAATATTTATCAAGACCTCATTAGCCTTGATTTGGTTCGCCCCTACTAGGGGTGTCCCAATCGTATGATAGGCAGCAGTAGCCGTACCAATTTTGGGGAAACTGGCCGATTTGCCTGAAGCAATAGTACGGACAGAATGTAGTTGCTCGTTGAAAATATTATTCTGGGCAAAACTTGTAAGCACCTCGCCTGAGAAAACTTTAAGAAAAAGTGCGTCAAAGTCTGTACCAGTATTATTGACAAGACCGAGCCTACTTACAGTTGCGTTAGCCATCTGTTTAGTAAGTGTTTGTTAATAATTTTTGTACTAACTCGTTTTTACTTATCTTTCTTAAAGCGTTATCTGACGTATCAGGCACTTTAATATTTGATTGTATATTAAGAGTCCTAGCAACGCCACTTGCGTAGTGCAAGAGCCTTTCTAGTTGGCCTACCTTTGCTGTCTTTCATTGCTCCTTTGACACCTTTCATTCTCGCACAAAAAGATTTTCTTCTACCTTTTTCACGTTTTGAAAGCCCACTTTTTTTAGTGACAGGTCGTTGCAACTTTGAACCTGTAGCAGCGTTTATTCTTCTTCTCCCACTTTCAGACAATCCTCCTGTTGGATTCTTGTCAGATTTTCTAAGAGATAAAGATTTTCTGCGTGGAGCCATGAACTACAGATAAGAGTAGTTAAATAAAATATAACAGTTATGCTGCTCTTTGTCGTCTTTTGTGATTGTAACTTATTCTTTTTCCGCTAGTCTTTGACCTTTTAAATTTAAGTTTTTCTCTATTACTTAACTCTTTAGTTGTTTTAGGAGTTTTACTACTAACCCTCTTTGAAGGTCTGCAAGCAGGGTAAGGTCTGCCATCTCCCTTCTTACGACCACAAGGTTTACCTGTCTTGACATCTACCCATTTCTCTTTGAACCACCTGTCAAGACTCATTTTTTGTTTTTATTTTTGTTTCTTAATCTGCGAACCAGTAAGAAATCTTCTTTAGAAAGTTTACCATCTTTATTCTTATCTAAAGATTTTTTTTGTTTGTCTGAAAGTTGTTTCATGCTTTGGTGTAACCTCCACCTGCTGCTTTATATTGTCTAACAAGTTGACCACTTGCGTATGCAGAAGGCCACTTCTTGACTTTTGCTTTAACTCTAGCTTTGATTCTTGCATAAAGCTCTGGCTTGGTTGGTTTGTTAGCCATTACCTACCACCTTAGATTCTTCTAATCTTTTATATACAGATAATGTATAGTCTTGATCTTTACCATATCTAGGGTCAGACATAGCTTTTGTAAGTTCTGCCTGTGTTTTAAATGTATTAGTATTACTTGCTGCTGTTCTACCATTTATCAGTTGTGGTTCATAACCTTCTGCTTCTCTCATCTGTGCAGCAAAACCCTGTACTGCAACTTTAATCATTGTGGGGTCTTGAGTATCAAGTATCTTATCAAACGCCTTGAGAGTTTCGTCAGGCATATTTTGTTGTGTCCAATCTCTTAGTTTTGAATAACCTTCTTCTCCACCTGTAACTGATAAGATGTCTTCTAACTGTGATTCTTTTATATCTTCAGCAGGGTTAGCTTCTCTACCTATACCATTCAAATAAGTATCAATAACACCTTTAGAGAATCCTGCTTCTCCTAGTTTCTGGTAATCATCTTCTGTGATACTACCTGTTTCTTCAAAAGTTTTACTAATTACTTGTGGGTCAATACCAACCTCTTCTAGAACTGAAGCTAAACCATCTCCATAAATTTCAGAAGCGTTAAACTCTTCGTTGCTTTCTTCTGTCTGAGTTTCTTCCTCTGTAGATTCTTCAGCAGTTTGATCTATTGCACCAAGCTTACCTTCCAGTTCTTTGTAGCTATTTACCATATCCGCAGCAGTTTTAAACTTACCTGCGATAAGGCCATTCTCATCTCTTAAACTTTCAATATCTTGTGAAGACATTGGGGGCGTTTCATTCGCCTGTACTTGTGATGATGTCATAGTAGTTTTTTGGTTTAACTATAAGTGATTGTACTACCATGTCTAGTAGTAATCGTTTTACCTTGGTTCTTTGATACAGGTGTACCTTCTTCATTTACACCTAATCTGCTGACAACTGCTTTTTTAGGAGCTATATATCTCCCATTGCTGTCTCTTGGTTTTGTAGTCTTTTTAGACGAGTTGCTCTTGTTGGGCATTTGAATCCATTTGTTGTGAGATAAGACCTGCTTCAGCCTGTTTCTTGGGGTCAAGTAAAGGCGAGCCTACAGCAGCACTACCAAGACTTCTAATAAGTTCTTGTTGTTGTAGTTGCTGTTGCTCCGCAGCAATCTGTTCTCCTGATTTTACCAACGTTTCAGTTTCTATGCCAATACTGGTAGCCAACCTCTTGATAGCTTCATCAACATTGACGTATTGTCTCATCACATCAGACCCTAAAGCTGTTGCCAAAGTAGTAATAAACTCAAGTAGTTTCTCCTTATCCTGTCCTCTACCTAGTCCTTGTAATCCTGTGATTATTGAGATACCTACTATATCTTGTGGCAGTTCTGGCACTCTACCAGACTTAACTAACAGGTGCATACGTCTTCTTAGATAAGGTAGCTGTAGCTCTGAACTCAGGATAGAGTAGATTCCTCCAAGTGTTGACTCTAGTTCCTGTGTCAATATCTTTAGCTCTGTACTTGTTACCCTTTCAGCGTCACGTTGTACTGCTTTAGCCATCAAGAAAGCATATTGTAATCTCTGTTCTATTCTTTGTACTGCTGTAAAAGATGTCTGCAAATCTGCCCCCTTCCCTACCTGTAAGACAGATACATCTTGTGCATTACCTTCTCGAATAGCTCCGTTAGGTGCTTTAGCTAGGGTACTAGCTCTGGTTGTACCATTGGGATTTACAAGAAAAACTGTACGAGCAGACGCAGCAGCATTTTCTATTATTGCTTTCATCAATCCTTCAAGAGAAATCAAATCCCCTCGGTATTCTTCAACGTATCCTCTTCCGTAACTTTCTCCACTTAATCTTGTAAACCTGAGATTTATAAAAGGACTTACATCTTTCCTTGCTCTACCTTCTGTATTAGGTATCCTTTCTCCTTTACATTCTTGATGCCAGTTAAAGAAATCTCCATCTCTTTTAACGTGTGTATATATATCTAAATCTTCTTCTAAAGTATTCTGTGTATATTTAGCTTTCTCTTCTAGCTTGGCTACAAAGTCAAGTGGCAGTGCTTTACCATTTACTGTTTCTTTGATAATAATTTCTAAAGTATTTCCATTCGGGTCACGTTTACATACATACTTTTCTAGTGGATATACTTGTAGTCCTTCGGTTGTTAGATACATTAAAACATTTCCACCTACAATAAGATGTTTCAATGCTTCAAACATTGCAACTCTATCATTTGATATTTCAATCTCACGCATCAAGGCAGCTTCAACTTTGCGTAATGCTTTATCTATTTCTGTTATAGCTTCCTTACCGCCTTCCTCTTGGGCTATCTTTATCATGTCTAACACAAGCTTAAAGAAAGGAATGTTTGTAGGGAAAAGACCTGTCAAAAGTTTTGCAGCAAGGCTGTTTACACCTGCTGCACCGATTGATTGATAAGGTGTCTTAATCTTACTTCTTCTCGCACCGCTACCACCTGAAGTTTCAGGTATAAGATATGGCAGGGTTAACTTACTAGACTCTTGACCTTCCCTTAAATAGGTTGACCTTTCTTGTGCTAGTTGTTCATATAACCCTGCTGCTGTTACAGCCGAAGAGGAATATTCCATGTGTTAGAGAGGAGTTCTTAAGTTGCCAGATTCAGTTTGCTGTTGAAGCAAAGGTATTCTTAACGAAGCAGTACCCCTTCTAGCTGCTGCTCTTGTGGTATTAACTGGTGCTTTTTGTCCTTTCTTAGCAATGTCTTTTCTTTGACTACCTGTTATAGGACTTGTTGTAGCAGTTGATCTTTTTTGACCTGAAACAATTTCTTGAGCAGTAGGCTCTGGTGGCGGTGCTACTGGTTCAGGAGGTGGTGGAGGTGGAGGTGGAGGTGGTTGTCTAAAAAAACACATAGTTAGTTACCATTTAGTTGGTATAGTTTTCATTATATAGCTTCCATGTTTATGTCAATCATATCATAATTCACATATAAGTACCCATCTTGTAGGCTTATAGCTTTGGGTAATTTGGTTATAACATCTTGAGCCATAGCACCACGATAACGAGTGTCATCATTCTTATAGTTAAACTCATATATCTTATATCCTAATTTAGATAAACCTACCTCGCTTATATTTTCTTTTAATCTAATATCACTTCTCATAGCACCTCTACCTTGTCCTTTTGGTGCTGTTCGTGCTGCTTTTCTAGCCTTTGCTAAACTTTTTGCCTTGGCTTTATTTTTAGCAAGGTTAGCTTTTTGTTGTGCTGTTTTGTTACCACCACTTTTTCTTGTAAGTAAAGCTGTAGTTCTCTCTAGATTTACATTGGCAGTTGGTTCAACATAAGTTCCTTCTCTTTTCTTTCTATCCATTCTCAGTTTATCTGTTGCTTTCTTTGTATCCTTTGGGTTATCTACACCTGTTTGTTTTCCTGTAACAACAGGAGGTGCATCTTCAAACTCAGCTTTTTTAGGAACAGGTGCAGCTTTAGCAGCACCACCACCGAAGAAGCACATAATTAAATACCTTTGGTTGTGTTGTTCAGCATAGTCTCACGTTGCCTTTTTTGTTGTTCAATTAGATAGTCAACAACACTACGTTGCCCTGCTCTATACCATATCTCTCTATCAGATAATGACAAGTCAGGGTGTCGTTGTGGGTACAGATTATCTAGACCTTGTATAAGATCATCAGTTATTAAAGGTAAGGTGTTGCTTGCCATAGTTTTATGCTACCATTAAATCAATGGGGGTGGTTTCCCATTGGTAAAGCAAACAAAAAAGCTCTAGGTTTTGATGTCTCCTGTCGTTTTCCTAGAGTTTTTTTTATGGATTCCAAAGTTTTACTGTACCTGTATTGTAGTCATAATCTCCCTCTCGTAATATTCTTGTAAGTCTTGCGTTAAGAATTGCATCAGCTAAACTGTAACCTTTCTTTGTATAAGTCTCAGCAACCTTAGACCATAGTGCATCTTGTGTGTCAGGAGTATCGGCAAGTATCTTGCTTGCAGTTACCATACCTAACCCCTTAACTCCTATGATTCCATCTGTGCTATCTCCTGCTATAGCCATTTCAAACCAGTGTCGCATAGCTTTCTTCTCTGTAATATGTTCTACTGCTTCAGTGCTTATGAGTAAGCAGGGTATAGTTCTCATGTCTTTATCAACTGAAACTATAACTGGATTCTCATACTTACCATTAGTGGCTAGTAATCCGAGTACGTCATCTCCTTCTAAGTTGGGATACGATACACATTCATAGTCTTGTTTAAGTAATTCAATAGTATGTTTCATAGCTAGTGGTTTTCTTTTTCCTATCCTGTGGATTTTATATTCAGGAAATATGTCATGCCTGAATGTTGGGTATTCAGAAAAACACATGACAACATCATGCTTTACTTTCTCTTGCTGTGCTTTGGCTATTGTCTTATATACTTCTAGTCTTGATTCAACAATAGCTAAACAATCCTTTGCATTGGAGTGCAAGGTATGATTCCAAGAATCCCATTGTATCTCTACTTCTCCTGCACAACAGGAAGAGAAGACTAGCCAATCTGCATCAATGAGTAAAGTCATAAATCCCCGAATGTGTTTTCATAAACTATTAACCGACCTGTCTTCTGGTCGTACAATAACTTATCTACTTCTCCTGTCATACCTGTATGTCTTGACTTAAGTATCTTTAGTTGTAGTCTTTGTCTTTCACTAGCTTCGCCTACCTGATTGCGTGATGCTCCAAGAACTACATCACTTAGCTGTAGTAATCCAGAACTCCCCTTCAAATCTGAAGTATCAATCTCTCTACCCGATTCATGTGATTGTCCTTGAGGTCTGCGTAGATGACTAACAAGTATCAAAGCTATACCAGTTGATTCACATAGACTTCTAAGCTTAGTCATTGTCACATCAATAGCTCGTCTTTCATTCTCTAATTCTAGACCTGACGTAACTATAGTTATATGATCTAGTATTACTATCTGAACCCCATCAACAGTTGCTAAGTATCTGATCTGTTCAAGCAATACATCAGGGTCAAGACTACCAAAATGATTATATAAATATAAGTTACGAGAAGATGTCAGCTTATCGAATGAAGTCTTCACTTCATCAGGGTCAATATCATCTTCAAGATGTAGAGGTACATTCATATCAATACCAACCAATCCCTGTAAAGTTCTTTGTACTGATTCTTCTAGTCCTATGTAACCGAGCTTTAGATTCTTAGTTAAGAAATGGTATGCAAGTTCTCTGCATATCGTGGACTTCCCTGCTCCGCTACCACTGGCAACTGTGAACAGTTGGCTAGGAAACAAACCTCTTGTAAAGTCATTTAGTTTTGGAAATGGAAAGTCTGATATTGGTTTACTTGTTTCTTTAGTAAACAAATCCCATGCGTCTGCTGCATTAATTAAACTGTCTGGTCTTACTGGTCTAGCCTTCCATAACTTCTGTCTTACTATCTCTCCTTCATTCAATACCAGATGATCGTTCACGTCATTACGATCAAGCTTTGCTATTGCTACTTTTCCCTTGGGTAAAACTTCTAAGCATTTCTCTGCTGCTCTGTTACCTGCTTCATCATTATCAAAGCATAGAACTATACGACAATAAGTATCTAACCATTTGTAGTTAGCTGCTAGATACTTGGCTGCTGATTGTACGCCTGACGGAATAGATACACAGGGAAACTTATTACCCTGTATCTGACTAGCACTCATGCAATCAATCTCTCCTTCGCAAACAGTTACAAAGACAGAACCATTACCGCCATGTTGTCTCCATAGATGTTGACCCCATAGCTGTACTTCTTTTATATCTCCTATCCAAGAAAATTTTTTGTCAGGAAATCTAACGTG